TCTGCACTTGCTCAAACACCCTACGCCGCTCATCCGCAGCCGGGAGGATATGTTCCAGCTTCAACGAGGACTGCACGAAGGTGTAGCCGTCCTCTCCCTGAGACAAATGCGGAGTTGCATCACCCAACGCGGCCATCATCTCAATCAGAGTTGCTTCCGGCACACCCTTGACCTTGAAATTAGGGGACTGTTCTGCAACTCCGAACTCAACTGGATTGCCCCCCACCCCGGCTAACACCTTCCGTGTGAATTCACGATATGAGGGGAAACGCGAGGCAAACACCACGTTGGCATCTGGCATATCTTCCGAGGTTGTATCTTCGATTACAACCGCTTTGGCATCCGCTTCCGCAAGCAAACCCTGCACAGTCGTGGTGTCACCAGCCAGAGTCATACCCTGTGGAGAACCCGACCAATGCCTGCCTTCGGCGATAGCCTTACGCACGATGTGGAGAAACGCCTGCGGAGTAGAAGGACGGACTACAACAGCATCAGGCTGCACGACAGCTTCTGTCAACTCGCCGTGCCCGAGGAGGAAGCACACAGCCCGCCCGGCATCTTCCCGCAGATTCTTGAACCGGCGCACAAAGTCCTCGAAGATCGACGCAGAAACTTGCACACCATCAACAGGGAACCCCACACGCGGGGTGAAACCAAATCGCTTCCCGTTGATCTCCACAGTAAGGATGCGCTTGTCATCGGAGACGAACCGCACGGTTGCCTTCCGTGCTTCCGCCAATGTAATCGGCAATCCATGCGAGATACTTTCGATCAACGGAAGTTTCGAACGTCCAAAGACCCCGGCACGATACCCAAACCGAGGGGTCCGCCCATCCTCCAACACGAGAACACAACTCTCCGCGAGCATGCGCATTGCCAAGGCAGAAGAACGCTTCAAGGTCGCCTCGAACCGCTGCCGGAAGTCCTTGTAAGTAGATTCTTTCTGTCCTATCGGAGAAACCATTGCAAACGAGAGTGCCTTGCCCCCAGTATAGACATCGACCGTAGGCACCTCAACATCCCCGCGAAGGAACGAAAACTTGACATCCGACTTCTGGGGTTCAGGCAACAGCTCCATCTGAATTGGTGTGGAATCCGGGTCTACAAACCCGTAGTAAGCCAACTCGACCGAAGAGAGTCGGTGCAGAATAGCCCCACACTCTGGACACACCTGATCCGCTTTGTCCTGCGCCGCGCCCGTGACCGGAGCCTTGGGTTTCGGATCCTCCAAGGGACGAGTATACCCACACGCCATACACGATAGGGAGTTTTGAATCACCTGACGAAAAGGCTCGTGCTTACGACCCTTCTTGATTACATCCGAGGGGTTGGAGTCCTTGTAATCAACCAGACCGTTCACAGCGTTCTCCATTACTCTACCCCCTCATGCGCGGGTTCCTCTACCTCTTCGGAAGGCAAATCCCCGACAATGGAATCATAATACCCAAGATCATACCCAATTCTCAAACCGGCAATAAAGTCCGCAGACTTGTCCTTCATGTACTCACGGTACACGTCTTCTACCGCCTCGAAGGGGGACTCAGAAGGATCGAGCGTGCTAGGTGGGGGTGCTTCATCAGCTACGGCCTCTTCACCCTCACGCATCAACAGGATAGCATGTTCAGAAAGCTGCGCCAAAGGTTGGGAGGAGGCACACGCCTCACGAATGCAGTTTTCAAAGACTACGAGATCAGAAGCCTCGCCCTTACGAGGGGTGTAACCATGAACAGCACTTCCGACACCGACGAAACAAACATCGCCAGACCGAAACAAAAACTCAATAGTGTCCCTCGCCATTGGCGAAACCTCCTTATCCTCTACCTTGAGTATATCTTGGGAATGCTGTATTTGGATATGATGTTTCAGATACGCACTAGCGAGTGACTAGCTGTTCTCCCCGAGAAAGAGAAAGCGCAGTAGCCCGAGTGTTTCCATCGGCAACCCTGTCAGGGAATGCGCTGCCTGCTCCGTCAGCCACGGAAGATACTGTGAGATGGGGTCCAAAGACCCGTGCTCCGTTTCGACTACCAATCGCTGCGAAGCCGACAACAAAGCCTTTGCACTTTCATACGAATAGTCCTGCTCATACAACAACCGTTTCAAGTTCTTTGCCAACGCAGACCGCTCCATGACCGCCTGCCGCACCCGCAACACGACATCCGGGTCCATGCTCTCGAACACAGACCCAATGAAACATTGATGAAACGCTCGCATCCGGCCCAGTATCTCACTGGCTTCTTCAAGTGTAAACGGATGACAAAGCAAAGAACGAGCCACTTCATGCGTGAATGGGGAAACCCCCCATGCCCCGATATCTTGTGCCTGCACCACTACATCGGGAAATGATTCACATACCACATTCTCCCACTGGCTCGGTCCTGCGCATCGTAACACTCCGAGCAGAACTTGCGGTGTACGCACTAGACTTCACCCTCTCCACCAGTCGGCTCCTCCTCCGGGGTCAGTGTCCCTGTTAACTCTGGCTCGACTTCAGGAGGAGAAGGCTCCGCAGGTGTAGAAGAAGCGGTGGGTGTACGATCCTCGGGCTTAGGAAGATTCAGTTCATCTGCTGTAGCAGCTTCTGGATTCGGGTTGGGGCTATCGAAGATACCATCCGTGTTCAGACTCGGCAAAGCCCGAGCAACGATATCGTCAAACAACTCCCGCGCAGCCTTCGAGCCGTCTCCACCATGTGCCGTCACGAAATCCGCAATCGCTTGTGCGGTTTCAATCCTGCTCTTGACTATATCCATACGAGCCATTTCTTCGGCACCAGAAATGGTAGACATATTCAACGGGATGTCTTTCGCTGGTATATTCACCCCGAGCTTGTACTTCAAGTGCAGGGAACACAAGTCCTTGATCCCTTCCATAAACGCCCGCTGGAGCTTCTTCACCGTCCGGGCATACCGCACGTCGAGCTGAATCAAAGGAGTAGCCGCCCCGAGAGACCCCGGCAACATCTCCTCAAATCCAAGGTACGCCTTGGGAACACGCAGACCAGAAAAGACCTTACTCAGGAAATAATCGATGTCCACAGCATCCTTGATGTTCAAATCCCCACCAAGCTGTTGAACCGTGACATCCCCACGCCCACCAGTCGTGGGTAGGAAGATGTCATCCAAGTAGTTCAACGGTGAGTATTCAGACTGATAAAGCTGGGTAGTGGCATCAAATGCCTGTCGTTTCGTGAGCTTGTCTTCCAGTTCACGCAGCAACCGAGCACGCTCTTCGGGGGTTGCATCTACGGTATTGACCGAGAAAATCCTAGCCACACCGGAACGAGCCAACCTACCCAACGCCAGAGCTTGTTCCATAAGCGTCAGAATCTTGTAGTCTTTCCGAACTTCGTACAACGCTGAGGTACCATATCGACCTGAGACCTGAATAGCCAGTGAGACATGGTCGTCTACCGGATCCCCCATCATAGTCATTTCACCCGAGACTTCAGCCGCCTGCTGCAACGCCTCTACCAGCCGCTTCCGCAAATTCTGCTTCCGTTCGATCAACCGCTGCTGGGCTTCCATGACAAGACTCCGGCTTTCGGTACTCTGGACCAAATCGCCATCCTCGTCCTCAAGCTCATCGTAGAAGTTAGCCGGAATGGATAGTGAGAACCGCTCGAATGTCGGACGATAGTTGAACACGAAGTGTATCATCTGATCCGGGACAACAATCCTCACATCGCCTGCCACACCCCCAACAGAGTTGAAGGCACTGGCATTCCCTGAGCCAAACAACCGATCCGTGTACGCAAAAGCCAGCAACTGGCCCTGTACATCAATACGCCAAACATCCGTAGGGTGCAAGTCATCTCGTGCGGCCACCACACCAAGCCCGGTTGCTAACGAAGGCTTGAGGAAGAAATCCCCAAACTTAGCACAGTTATACATCCAGCCATGCCCACGATTCTCGACATCCAGCTTCTCGAACAGATCTTCCAATTCTTTGGCGTACTGGAAGTCAGGGTCGATCCAGACACTCTTTTCGCTATCTGGGTCACGCTGATATGCATCTTCCGTAATCAGAGAAAGGAAGGATGCGATAATGACATTCTCTTCCATCTGATCGTACTCGATATACCGCATGCGGCGCGAAGCTGCGAGATCCGTTGCAGCGAAGAACAACTGAGAAAGCAACCCATGATTAGCAACTAGATTGATTCGGCTTTCGGGGTCAGTACGGATAAACTTCTGCTCCGGTGTCAAACCCCCGGAATGGCCCACAGGACGCGTAGATAGTGGCTTGGGTTTATCTGAGGCTCCGTTACCGAATACACGCTGCAAATATCCAAACAACCCCGGCATGTAGACTCCTTACAGAGAGGAAACTTCAAGACCTACAATCAAGTATAGATCAAACTAGGCTCTCACCCGCAGGAGGAGAACCCACACGTTGCACACAAGCCACATCCATCCTGTCGAACATAGGCGTATTCCCCACAGGAGGGGCAACGATCAGCATGAACGGGAGGGGCATCACTACCCTTACCGAGCAACAACTCTGGCTGATGATCTGGGGACATTGCCCCCAAACTCTGGAGATGTTCCTTCAACACGAGACCAACAGCCGCCAACACACTCGGAACGTACTTCCCTTTGTAGAATGCACCACCTAGCGCAGACTCATACTTCAAGAATTTCTCTACCAAGAACTTGCAGCTAATGCCCCTACGGAACAATGCTGTGAGTGTCAGAGAGAGGCCGTCCAACCCCTCACGCATCAAAGAGTCCTCCGTATTGATGAATATCTCGAACGGATCCTCGTCTACATCTCCAATGGTGATGTAGAGCGCAGGCTTGTCCGGCGCGTACTTGATGTGATAGGTTGTGGCTGTGACCTTATCAGGCCGATCCTTCGGCTTACTGAGAATGTCATCTACCATAGACTCGGCCAATTGAATGACTTCGGCGTCCCGAGCAGCGTCTTCATCATCCATGTCGTCATCCTCCATACCCTCGTCTTCGTCATCCAACAAATCGGATTCCATGTCCTTCTCCTCTGCAACAGGCGTGATTGCTGCTGCTCGCTTACACTGATCACGGAAGACCGTCAAGCCCTTGATTCCGGCTTCCCACGCACTGATGAAAGCAGCCTCGACATCCTCCACCGAAGCACTGTGCGGAAGGTTGACTGTCTTGGAAACGGCATTGTCCACATGCTCCGCCACTGCTCCGAGGACAGCCAAATGATCCCTGACACTCAGTACCCTTGAAGCATCCTCAGAATGCACGAGCTTCAGATACTCCGGCCATGCCTGTCCGGGGTGTTCCTGACGCCACTGCTCCAACACTCGGAAGGAAACCTGATCTACCCCCATGCGCTCATTACGCATCATGCTCACTGAGAAGTAAGGCTCTATACCCCACGAAGCCCCATACAGAGAGGAAATGCTCCCAGTAGGTGCCATAGACAGCAGTGTCCCGTTACGGCGCGGAGTCTCCAAACCCGACTTCTCCCAGAGCGGGAAAGGCCCAAGCCGTTCAGCCAATTCTTCACTCTCACTCAACGCTGTCTGCTCGATGAACCCAAAGAGCTTGTGGATAAAGGCCAAAGTCTTAGGGTAGTCGCCATAAGGCAAACCCTTGAGGAACAGCAGATCCGCCAACCCGAAGACGCCTAGACCGATCTTCCTCTTGGACAGCACTTCATCGCGAATCTCAGGCAGCGGGAAAAACGAGGTGTCGATCAACAAGTCCAAGAACCGAACACCAGTTCGTACCGACTGCTCCAACCGACGCCATGAGACATGCCCCTGCTCCGCAAAGACCGACAGATTGAGCGAGGATAGCGCACACATCCCGTATGCGTTGAGGGGTAGCTCTCCGCAGTTATGAACGAGAAAACCGTTAGCATCAAAGGCGTTGATACCGGGGATTTGAACATCACCAACCGGGATCGCTTCGGCTTCTACCACCTCGGAAACTGTTGCAATATCCCAACCTCGATAGGTTGAGCGTGACATTCGCTGAAGAGCACTGGCAAGCTGCTCAGACTTTCGGCTGTCGCCAAACCCAATACGTTCTTGGAACACTAACAAAGAATCCCTGCTTATACACAACTCGTGTTGAGCCTTGATCGGATAATCCTTGTACCCACCCCTACCATCTGGAAGAGAATGAAAACCTTGCGCACGACGAGTGGCATAAATGGTACTATACACACCCAAACGCAACAACATCCTCTGCACGGTTTGGAGCATTTCCATATTGCTCTGAGACAAACGAACCGAAAGCCCTTTCTGAGGTGACTTATCCCCAACCGTACCATCCGCATCAAACAAACCACGCAGTATTCCAATAGTACAAGCACTGGATAGCTGTTCAGTTGCTGGTGTAAGCGTCTTGTTTGTCGGGGTAATGCCCAACGAAGCTATCCACTCCGTCAGGCTCTTTGACTTAACGGACCAGACCGGAGATGCCTCTCCCGTACCACAATCTGAGCGGTGAGGAAGTTTTTGGAGACCACTGAGCACCCTTTCCTTTACAGAAGAGGCAGAAGTATCCCAACTTGAGATCCGGGCGGTGTCCTCACAGAACACACCGTCCCCAAGAAACACTCCCAGCAGATACCCCTCTTCCTCAGAACCAGCACCGGGCCAAGAAAGATTGAGATGCCTATTGACAACAATATGATCCCCAGATTGCAAGTCCTGTGTTGCAACCCAAACCACATCCTGCAAGCCATCCGTAGACAGACTACGCCGAGGGTTCTTCTTCACTGTAGCCCATAAATGGTTGGGGGTTGCTGAAAGAACAAACCCTTGCTTCGTGGAGACACGCAGAACCTTTTGTGTACCAGTAGCAAAAAAGCCCGGCATTGGGACATCATACGGCACTCCACGAACCACAGCCGTAAAGGACTGTCCCATCAAATCACGAGCCTGACGCGGCCCATCTGTAGTCTGTACCCATGTATCCAGAGGAACACACGGATTGACTGCTTGCAGCACTTCAACTTGCGAGAGTGGGTTCTTCTGGTTTACGGTGTCCAGAAAGAAGACACCCGGCTCTCCCGTCCCCCACGCCGCTTCAGCGATCTCCCGGAACAAAGCACGAGCAGACTGAGGGTTAGGATCTACCCAATCTCCCCACCGAAAATGAAAAGTGGTACCATCCTTCACGGCTTGCATGAAATCATTCGTGATCCCGACTGAGACATTGAAGTTTGTCCAGCGCCGATTCTCTGGGTCACTCTTTGCTTGAATGAAGCTGCGGATGTCGGGGTGGTTTACATTCAGCACACCAATAGCAGCACCCCGGCGACTACCCCCCTGTGAAATCGTCCCTACGGACTTGTCGAAGATATCAATGAACGCCACAGGCCCGGACGACACACCATTGAGCTTCTTGATCTCCCAACCCGCAGGTCTCAGCTCGGAGAAATTGAATCCCACACCACCACCATAAGCCTCGATCTCTGACATCTCTCCTAGCGATCGATAGATACTTTCCCTACTGTCATGCACCGGAAGTACAAAACAGTTCCCATTCATATTGCTGCCAATTCCTCCGCAATTAGCGAGAATTCGACCCGCTGGGCAACCCTCTCCCGAGAGCATCCACTGATAAAACACTTCCTCCAAAGCATCTAAAGAAAGAAGATATGATAAAGCATTCGGAGACTGAACCACCTGATGTGCAATACGACGAAAAATGTCTGCCGCTGTTTCCGTAGTCCCACGCTGACGATAGCGATCCCCGATCAATTTCTGAGAATAGGCATTATCCTCGGGCCAAGAACCCATACATCGCGCTCCTTGTGTAGTAGAGTTAGAAATCCCACAGACTGAAAGTCAAACTGCCAAACACCCCAACCTTGGGGAGGGAGAAATTCTCCAGATCATCAAACGAAACACGCGCCCCTCCACCCAAACGCGCCGGGGTACGGAAGGGAGCCACATCAACACTCGCGCCAATCCCCAACCAACCCAGTTCGTCCCCGGCATTATACCCGAGTGTGGGGTTGGGGCCGTGGAGCGTCCCCAAAAGGGGAATGCCATTGATGTAGAATGTTTCGAGGGAGGTCATACTCCCACAAGTGGACAACCCGGCAGTCCACGCTGCGTCGAACCCAAACCGGTTAGAAACGAACGTCACAGTCGTGTCCTCGGGATTCACCACAATGTGGGTATCACCCGCGCCAGCAAGATGGCCTTCAAGTACACGCGATTCCGTGGCATTGACCAACACTTCGATACGAACACGACCGTCTTCCTTAATCTCTGCCTGAACGAGATCAACTGTCACTGGCGTCTCAGGATATCGAATGATCTCCACTGTGTCTGGGTCAACCTCTCGATAGATCACACGTTCGTACCAGTGATCCACCACGCGTGGAGGGACCGAACTCGCCACCGCTACGATCTCAGGAATTGCCAATATCTTGTTAAGCCCGAGCCTCTGCCAGATACGCCCTGAAGAACCACTCCAGAGATCCTGTGCATGTTGCACACACATCACACCCGTCAACAGAACAGCAAGGAACACCAACAGAACCACCCAAACGGGCATCCTTGAACCAAGCACTGCCTTTAACATCTTTCCTCCTAGTCGAGAACGATGAAATCCTTACCCTGTGCCGCACGTACTAATGAACAGACTTCCTTACCCTCCGACGAACCAGCAAGATTCGAGTTCCCCTCGACAGTCGAGAATGTACCCGCAGTATGATCCAACTCGACCGCAACCCCAGTATGACGGTACCCTGTCTTTCCCCCACGCACGAGGAAGATTGCAGCGGAGGATTCTGGTACCTCCTCGAACGACACAAGTCGCCCCTTCTTTCGGGCATCAGCGGCTAGAATAGAGCTACTATAGGACACATTCACCGGGAGTTCTGCATCGAGAAAGAAGGCAGTTTGTCGTAGGAGGAAACTAACGAAGCCTGCGCACCACGGCCAGTCCCTGCCTTGCTTACCATCCATGTACAAACGCACCCACGGCCCGCGATTCTGCCCACCGACCTCGGTAGGAGTCATCCCGTGGTGCGTCCATGCACACTGTCTCAGCAAACTGGAGAAAGTAAGTTGCTGTGGGAGCGGTGACGGAGGGAGCAATGCAACACGCATTGCATTCGTCAGACAACGCCATTTCACCTCAAGACACTCAACTGACCCAAGCAGATATTCAGTAGCCGCTCCGTAATCCCCATCAATCACAATCTTCGTAGAATAGGACAAACACGCCCACTCCTGCAGGCGTTTCACTGCCGCCCCCTTCATCCCACGTCGCAGAAGTCCGGGGTAGGACAACTCCTTTTGTGAGGTCTCGGTAGAAAAAGGAGTCAGCATCAATTCACCCTCAAGAAGTGAGGAGAATTAGCGAACGAGCATGGCGGGGTACGGTCCAGCGCCACATTCGGGAACAGCTCCGGCACTCCTACTATCGTCTCGATGATCTTGCGCACACCCACACTGCACACCATGTTATCCTTGCCGAAATCGAAGATGCGACGACCAAGACCTATGTCTACCAACTGTCCGAGATCGTAGAGCGTTCCAATGTAGGGGAGACAAGTCGCCAGCAACCCCGGCACCGGAAGACGGTGGCAAGGCCCTGTGTAACGGAAGACGTTGCCATACGGAGCCTGTATCATCCACGGCTCCAGACGGGCAATCCTAGCCGCCGGGAAGGTGAATTCGAAAATCAAAGGTATATCCTCAGCCGCTCCAAGATACAGACGAACATGGTTATACCGAATATCCCCATTGGGGTAGAGTTTCCGCCCGTACTTCAGAATCGACGCATCAGCTACCACTTCAAACGGACGGGTCGGGGGCCACCACCAAGCGTCTTTGACAGGCCACCATGCTTGAGGTATCCTCTTGTACGAGAGGATGACATCCATCGGGCGCAAAGCATCTGACATCAGCTACACCTCATCAAGGCTGTCTTCGGCCTCCACACGCAACATCCCTTTTTGGTACGCAGCGAAGATGAACATGCTGAGATTGGCGATATCTACCAAGTCTTCAGGACGGAAGCCACGCACTGCGGCCTTGTGTACGGCAAACTCCAGCCGAGGTATGGCGTCTTCCGTGACCCACTCGACAGTATTCCACCCGGCAACACCGAGCAGAGACTTCTCGTTCATACGAGCGAGCATCGCCCCGGCAAACGTCTCTACAGCCTCCTTGCGCCCTGCCGGAGTATCCGGGTACCCTTCACTCTCCACGAAGTCCTCACAAACAACAACGCTCTCGTTCAACATACTAAGCCCCCAATTCTTTTGGTACATCCTTGTGATACCGCGAAGCACGCATTACTTACCTAGTCCCGCACAGAAGAATCACTTGCTTCAGTGGTCCGTGCCTGTAGGGTGGCCATTTTCCATGCTGCATTAGCAGCGGTATCAAAATCCTTGTATGCATAGTGGTTAATAGACATAATGCCCCCACTAGTGTTTCGAGACACGATCACTTCTCCACCATCAACCTGCCAGTGAAAGTCCCCAGCCACATAGTGCGCGATTTTCTGACTAGCATCATCTTCAATCACATATGGCAAAGCCGACCCCTCCGCCATCTGCACGGATTTTACTAACCCATACTGCTTACGAGCAGACTGCTGGTCACGAAGCGCGGATGGTTTATCGCCGTAGTACCGTGCATCCCCAATCTGATTGCCCTCTGCGTCATTGTCCTGCACGATCCACGATCTGGTGTGTGGGTCGTACCAAACCTCTACAGCCGATATTACAGGATCGGGACGACTCACAGGGGGAGTACGCAAATCGAGGCGCGGGTTCGCTTCCACGACTACATCGTTTTTCGGATCGTCCGGATCCCCGAACACGAAATACACTTCATGCGCATCCAACCCCTGCTTCTTAATCTCACGGTCGAGATTGGCCTTGATACTCCTTGCCAGTGCGATGTTCCCAGCACGCCGGGCAAGGATGTAGTCCTTAACCCAACCCTTCAACCCTACGGAAAGGGCCTGCTGTGTCGGAGAAACTGACTCTTCCAAATCTTCGTCATCTTCCGAACTCTTCTCCCAATCCGCACCAAGCACGGCTACTAACATCTGCTCGACCAATTCTTCAGCAGCAGTATAGAGACCGCCCAAGTCCCCGCTCTCAAAATCAAACTCTGCGGCTTCGTCCTGAGTATCCATCTTCCCATACACCGACACAGCATCATTGCCACGAATCCAACCGTACCCAAGTCCCCAACGCTGACTCAAACTCTCATCCTCCTGCAACTTAGCTTGAAGAGTATGGAAGAATTCTCTAGCTTGAGCCTCACTGCCACACTGCACTACAACCTCAAACTCACACGACTCGATTCTAGTACCCTTGATGTATCTTCCCTCGACCTGCGGGAAGCGGAGGGTGTAATGTAGGCCATGCCATACCCCTTCTGTTTCAGGGGTCCGACCCATAGTTCCCAACGAGGTATACAACCCGGTATTTTGTGTAAACACATCACGAAGCATGTCAACGGAAACATCCTCCACACGGGAGAGTAGAGTAGCTTTCATATTGCGCAGATGGAAAAACTCTACATCATAGTAGTCATGAGCATTAAGTGTAATCCGGACTTTATTGACCCGCTTTGGGTTTGCACCCACACGAAAGGCCAAGAAATCAGGACCACCCATTAAATCCTTAGCACCAGTCATCGCTATGAACTTCCGCCCACCAAGCTGTTGGAGAATCGTATTTGCTACATCAAGGTCTTCTCTAAGAGAGATTTCCACCACAGGATGATCACGAGACTCATCCGTCATCATCCCATTACTGGGAAGCCACCCGTTCTTCTGGAAGATGGTCCGCGTAGCATTGCAGTCGAGAATGGCCTGTTTCGGGGTACGCCCGTGGCCGTCAGCCCACAAGTCTTTGGTATCCAGACTCTTTGCCATGATGGAGTAGTCACCTGTATCTCCATCCAGATACCATGTGTACTTCCCAAAGACAGCCTGAAGTTCACCCTGCACAGCCTCTAAGACTTGACGCACAACCGCTGCAGACCACATCTGCCCATTCCAATCGATACGGCCAAGGTAGGTGCGGACGGGAATTGTCCTCTTGCTGGGTACACCCTCCGTGACCTGTCCCGCTACCAAAGACTTACTCACTGTGCCATCAGGTTGAACAGCATAGTATCTCTGTCCCGAGGGGGGTTGAGAATCCCATACAGCATAACCATAAGCGGTAGCGAACACATACCGCACAGCTTGACGATCCGCAGCTTGTCTCTTGGCTTGAACGATAGCATCTTGAAGACGACGGTGACCTTCCTGCACGGGGTGTACCCGTTGACTTTCGTTGGCTGGTGTGGTATCTGCTTCACGAACAGCCATAGCCCGAGTTCCGTAAGGGAAATCGAGAGGTGTCATCTCATACTCCCCAGCACTGAAGTTGAAACGCTTGGCTGAACCAATACCTTTATCCTGTGACCACACATACGCCGCCGAAAAGGCACCCCTACCTTTGATCGGTAGATTTGCTTCCCACAACCCTTTAAGCTCAATAAGGGTAGGCATTCGCCAGCCTTCCCCTAAACTCTGAACCCACTTCTTTGCTTGCGCCCAAGTCATATCTTGATCCGGACCAACCAACCATTGTAGATCGGAGTTGATGAACTTTGTAGATTCGTCCTCCGTCAAAGTAGACTGTACCCGTGAATGACTCTCTTCCACCCCGGCCTTCTGAATCGCGTTCTGGATCAGGTCGAAACCCTCCTGCGCGGGATCGGCCGACCCCGTAGGGATATGAGCATCGACTGGAAGAACGAAAACATTCCCCTTACGAGATGGGGCGCTCTTGATAGTCAATGCCTTGACGAGCCGGATGGAACGAGCAACGAGCTTCAACTCCTCTTCCGTGTCCCCCACGACATCGTAAGACATCACCGAGTACGTGGGAATGTCCTTGACATCCACGCGCTCCGCCACTTTTATGGATGCTAAATCGGGATGCTTCGCCAGCATTTCGTCAGCCATTTCTGCCCAGATACTGGCAGCACCCTCGGGATCTTTGGCCTGTCTTGCACGCAAACGCTGATAGAGATCCCGCGTATTCGCATCGGAGTTTGCCTTCAAGTCCCGTAGAAAACGCTGTTGTGTTTCAGGCTTGACTCGGAAGGTCTCGTCAATACCTACAGACTGAAACCTAGCGGCTTGATACTGCTTCCACCACAACGCATTGCCCGCTTCTAACGTCTTGAGAAGAATATCCTGTGGATCGCGCTCTTTCATACGAGCAACCAGATCCAAACCATCTTTCAACATAACAAGATATTCAACTGCCGGGGCATACTGAGCTGCGGGAATAGCTTCATCAGAAGCATGTGCATCATCCCACAACTTGCGTTCAGTCACAAGCAGTGCGTCAACCTCATCCGCAGTTGTTGGCATACCTGTGACATCCACGCGCTCCGTCAGGGGCTTCAGGCGGGGAATAGGCTTATACTCCACAGTCCACCCTGCCGGAAGCTGACCCTGCCCTGTAGCATGAACGAGAACCAATCGGTGATTTGTCCTCGATGCCTTTCGGCCAATCACCACTTCTGCAACGGACAACAACCTCGGGTACTCCAACGGGTCAGGGCGCTCAGTGGTAGACTGCCCGTCTTCGGAAAGAAACACTACTCGGTCGTTACTCGAAGACGAATTGAATGCTTCCACCAAAGCAGAAAGCACCTCATCTACACCAGCACTCGCCACCAATCGCTTACCCATTGAACACCCCTTATGCTAAATCCGAAATGAAACCGTCCACCCCTCTTTGAGTATAGATTTCACCCCGAACAAGCTACGAAGACCAAGTAAACACCCACGGGGAAACTTCTTTCACCGCAGACCCCAAAGCATCGACACTAGCCTCGATCGGGTACCCACCCGTGTAGGACAGCAGCCACGAGAGATCAAGTGTCTCCCAAATGATACCCTCACGCTGAGTCTTCGTCTGCCGAGCAGCCTCGAAGGTATCCCGCACTTCATGGTCAGATGCCCCTGTCAGCATCTGGATACGATGCAGCAACGGCAGGAACACTTGTGCGGCTTCCTCATCACTCTTCGCCCGATAGAGAGCAATGTCCAGATGCTTGGCGTTGTAGCAGTCAGGGCACAGCGACTCCACCCGCACAAGCTGCTGATAGAGGTTGGCGTCATCGAAACACCAAACAGCATTCGCCTGTGTCGGCCAAAGATCGCCTACCCCACCACAAAGGTCGCAAATCAGATGTGAGCGCCGATACACCCACCGACGCAAAACTTCCCAACTGTCTTCCGTAAGTACATGCTTCAAGCTCTTGAAAGTACAGTTGTAGGGTACAAGATCACCAAAGAATTCCTGTATGGGTGTCTGCCGCCCCGGCCTCACACCATCCCGAAAATCCAGCCACGCCTTATCCAGACCTAGCCCTTCCATGACGCTCCTCCAAGTTTCGAGTGAAGACAAGTATAGCACACCGAGCCTAGTTTGTCAAGCCCGCTGCTCCTCCATGGACATCATCTGATCGTAGGCTTCCGCCGACGCTACAGCCAACTTGTTCAGGTATCCCGACCGACGCAAGACCTTGAATGCCACATTCAAAGTCCCCAACTCCCCTTCGTCGTGGACAGACTGAGATCGTGCCTGACGGAGATCCATTCGCAATTCGCGTGCCTGCAATGCTGCTTCGGCAGGATCCGTCTGGAGCAATCCGAGGATGCCACCAATGCGAGTCACCCACTGTTTCACCTGTTCCTCAACTTCCGGCGTCATGGGCTGATCCGTCATGAATGCCACTGGTTCATGCACCCATTCCTTACGCAGTAGGGAATAGGCTCCTGCATCACTCACCAGAGCTTCATCATCACGCCCGAGGTACAGCTCGACCTCGAAGCCACGAATCCGAATATCATGTCGGTCGTTCCACCCGGACCCTGCTGCCATCAACAGATTGAACAGCCCTTCTTCAGTCAGCGGGGTACCGCCTACGATTTCCTTGAAGTCAAACAGGATATGGATATCCAAGTCGGAAGCCGCACTCCAGTTGAAATTCGCTGCCGAACCCGTCAACAAAATCTCACTAGGGTCGAATCCAAGAGCCATAGAATCCAGTATCTGTTTCACCACAGTCTGAACCCGCGACTCCACCGCCGGACGAAGATGCTTGTCACTTCCCCACAGAACAGGAGAGAGCTGGTTTTTGACTTGGAAGCTCGCCCGCATGATCCGATCTTCAACGTCTGTCATACGACCCCCTACTGAAAAGCAGAAATGCTAATCAGTTCACCGTCTCTACGCAACAAGCAGCCATTGTACAGGTAGATGTATCTCTCAACACACACATCTCCACGCAGGAAACCTTCACCTCGTTGCGTAATCCTCCACCGACCGGATCCACGGACACTCCCGACACTCGCACTCTGCGCCCCGTCGCCCTCGATCAACTCCCAGTACCGCAACTTTGCCAGCACACCACCGAACGCGCGTGCTTCAACAGCCTTGCGATCCTTTCCCTCGACCGGAATTCGAGAGATGTGAACGAAATCCCCTGTCGGTGTGGTCACCTGTCCAAGCCCACGCAAACACGCTATCATCAAATGATTCAGAGTGTACTTGTAGACACGGACAAGTTGTGAACACAAAGGACACATACATCCCCCGTGTTCAGCCCTCTCCATCAGTATACGACGAACCTCATTCAGCATCCCGGAAGACTCGTCGCCCTCCACAGGAGTGTATACCACAACACTCAACGGGTCGTAAGGCACCAATGCCTGATCCATTACTACCCAAACAAGTCTTCGATGTTATCCGGCGTCATGTCTCCAACACCCTCTTCACTGGTCGGGACTCCACCCTCATCGGCAGGAATCTCCTTTGGCGGCTCTTCCGCATACGCCCGGAACATGGCACTGATATCATCCTCTTCCGCTGGAGTAGCCGGAGGGGTAGACTCTACAACCGGCGGAATGGGGTCTGCGGCAGGCGCAGGAGGATCAGGGGGGTTTACAGGCTCTTCCACTACCGGAGTAGGGGTGGGCTTCGTAGAACGCTTCCTAGTGGCCTTAGCGGCGGGGGGTTCTACAGCCTCGGGTTTGGGCGCAGGGGGGTTATCCTTCGGGGGGGTCATCACACACAGATCAGAGTGCCGAGATGCAGCACCCACTACGAACGACATGATCCGTGCAAACTCCTCGGGGGTGACCCATGTATTCAGGATGTATGACAGGGACATCGCAGGATCTGCCAGCATGTACGCAAGCAGCCGCACCCGATCCGCAAGCGGATCCCCCCCGACAAAATCAGCCGCGAACCGCAGTTGTACGGCTGGATCAGTCAGTACACCTTTGTTCCGCAGCACCTTCTCACACAGGGAATCCACAAACTCGTGAGTTCGGGAACCTACTACTGCGTCTTCCATACCTTATCGCTCCTTTCGAGACAGTTTCGGGAGCCATTACCGGGAAACCAAATTGATCTCATCCTTCGTTGCGTTTTTCTTGTCGTTCTTCGCTTGCCTACCTTGCTCCCCCTACAACCCCCGTTAACCCTTAAGATATAGAGAGAAAGAGATTAACGGAGAAATAGCTTCGCTATTGTGCTTGTTGAGTATACTACATCCGTAATTGTTGTTGAAGTATTAGCGTCTGTAGAAACAAAGAGTCGGAAAGCGCCACGCATCACATCCGAGCAACCCCTAACCCCCGAAGGGTTTAGGTTCTCAGTTGTCGGGCAAAATGCGTGATGGGTCTCTCCAGTCCCCAGCCGGTTTCGCTGGCCTGACACAACCCATTCGCCACACCCATTGAGCATGACTCTGGACTCACGCTCAGAGTTCATCTCAGTTACCAACCCCTCCGGGCTGTCGGTTCCCTTTTCCGCTGACGTTGCCCCGGCACTCCGCTTCCCGTGTTCTTCTCCTTCCCGAAGCGGGGATGACAGGTATCCGATGGGCGCACGCCCGATTAGGCGATATTGAACGGTTCCCACTCCCTGAGTGACGAACCGCATGTCCTTTGCAACCTGCATGGAAACATCCATGTCTCGTGTCGGGTGGGGCTGCAAAGGGAATACAGCACGACCGAGGGAATCTGTCGCATACGGCCCTCGATCCGTGACTTGTACCAGTAGGGTGTCATATTCTGTCTGAAGAAGAAGGACACTGCCGAGTGGAAGTGTCCTGTGAGCAACCGTGTACGCTTTGGGGTCAAACGGGTGGCCGGAAGCTGTAGGCCGACCCGCGAACGCCTCACCGTACCACGAGCATCGAATCTCTTGGTAAGGCGTGGTCAGCAGGCTGTACAAAACCCCGGCAGTAATGGCTATTGCTGTAAACATTTCTAATCCTCTCGCAAATGGGCCTCGTTGTTCCAGCCCTAGTATACTACTTTTTCGTCCTGTTGTCAACCCTCTTCACCACACACACTCCGCTTTCCTCGATCAAGCTGACTGCTTCCTCAGCAATCTCCCGGATCTGACGCGGGGTGGCGCTTTTCGTAATTTGGCTGGTAAGCTCATAGAGTACACGATGTTGGGAGGGGGTGACAAAGCGTGTTGCCTCTCGAATCTCCGAACGAATCTTCGTGCGTTCCATCTGTGAGCAGCGTTGTAGACAGGCAAGGGTCTCCGGCATCGCCACACTCTCACGGGCCATGCGTTGTTCGGCATCCGCATAGAACCCCAGTCGCTGGAATCCTGTTTGCATGGTGTCCAGCGATTGACGATAGCGAGCAGTAAACTGTTCCGTGTGCTGCTTGATGTGTTCCGCTAACTGCTGAATCATCTGCTGCACCGTTTTGGCCGTAGTGGTGGTGTTTTGCTGTATCCGTGTCATGTACTGTGCCAGCTCTTCCAGAATCTGTTCCGCCTCGGGGACGATTTGCGAGAGATGGTTTGTCAGTTCGGAATTCACGGAGACCCACTGTTTGCTAGCCTGTGTCTCTTCATCGGCTTTACTGAGTGCTACTTCAGCACGGCTGGTTTCGAGAAACAGGGGCTCCAGCGCAGTGAACACACCTTCGATCTCTGAACGCTGAGATTTTTCGTCCTTTTGGGTCTGATGAAGCTCTGACACCCGAGAGAGGATCGCATGGAATCGTTCCACCCAATCCTGTGATGTCGGGTTTCTATCCACGCTCTCGTCGTAGCCGTATAGCTCACGGTGCCTCTTATGTTCCGGGTCTTCCTCACCAACGAATTCCACATCTGACCCACGGAGCTTGTTGATAATTTCAACTACCTTGGGATCTTTCTGGTGAAGGGAAGCGTCCCGCACATATCCTACATACCGGTGAGCCACTTCTCGGAGATAGAGGATGGCTGGAACTTTGGGGATCCCCAACGCAATGGCCGCAGCACAACGATGGCGCCCTTCGTGGCCGATGATATCTCCGGTCTTGACATCAACATCTAGAAACACAGAATCCAGTGCTTCCCCGTCCTGTAAACGCTGAAGCACTTTGTCGTAAGATCGCTGCGAGAAGGCATGGGAGGTTTTCTTGACAAACCCCGGATCTACGAGATCAAGAAAAGCACTGGGGTCAATCATCAACCGGATTTGTGACTCCGGGTGGTATCTCAAGAGACGAGCATCTTCCTCCCCCACCTCAGCACGGATATACTTGGGCGTAGGTGCTTCCTGTGCTTCTCCGACCTTCACAGGGATGTAACCCTGATGGTAGGGGATGCCTTCGCGGTCGAATCTGGCTTTGAAACTGTCGTAGGTGTTCTTTAACTGGCGAGCAACTGACCCTACAAAGGCTTTGTTCTGACTGAGGGAAACTTCTACCTCATCCGGCGAAACCTGCAAGTCCGAATCCCGAAGACCACCCTCAAGAGCAACAAGTTGTACGACATCTTCTTTCGGTGCGCCGACAACAACATACTTTCTGCGGAATCCAATGAGGGTGACTTTCTTGCCGAGAAGGGCTTCGGATTTCGTCATAGCTACTGCCCCCTACTGATTTTCCCGTGTTTGCGTTCGTAGTCCCCGAACAGCCAGCTCGTCTCTGCATGTAGTATATCTTTGGGTTGGTTCGGGATGATGATCTGTCCTGTGATATCAGATGTGGGGCGAACTTCACCTGTCACCGTGCCCGTCAGACAGTTGTAGACTGCGCCTACGACAGCATCCGACACGTCTTTAGTCCCAGAGGGTGGGTGGTCTACGGAGTGTGTTCCCCGGTCCCAATTCAGCATGAAGAACTCTTTCTTGAAGTAGTCGTTGTAGTATTGGACGAAACGCCCACCGTTGAGGAGTTCCACGAAGTCAAGCCACGGCCCATCTCGTTCTACCGAGAGACGCCCAGCCGGGATGTGGTTCTTCATCATCTGCTGCAACGGCATCTCCGAGGCTTCTGAGTCGTAGGTGATCTTTCCGAACTTGACTTGGTGTACGTTTCGCAGGTAGAAGAAGAATGCCAATACCTTCGACAGATCGATCTGGTCCGGGGATTGTGTGTTGCTGATACGCAAGACAAAGTCTTCCTCTACTGTGGGAAGGGGAAGCCCTGTCAATGGGTCATTGGTGATCCCGGCGAGATGCGTCATTGCCACACCCGTTTTGTCCGTAGTTGTTGAGGAGTCCACATGAATAAAGCGTAATGCGTGCGGGTGTCGCCGGAAGGTCTTGAAGTCTGGTGGGGTAAATAGGATCTCCGGGATGAAGAAATCCATTACCTGCTGTGGGGAGTTGATGGTGATCTGGAGTTCTTCTCTGGTGAACGGGTGACGCAGTCCGGCAGCAGTCCCCGCCTTGCAGGTTGCCATCCAGTTAGGTCCGCTGGTATAGAGCTTACCGGACGGGGCAATCGAAATACCTGCGAGATCGCTGAGTGCAGCATAGATGTTGGTGCGGAACGCAGGCAACACTTCGGTGGGGACGAGCAGGAAACGCTTTTGTGATTCAGGGGGGAGCTTATAGTAGATGCTGAGTGGGGTCTCCCCTTCGCACAACAGGGCAAACAGCCAACTGTTATCCTGCTCGAAGTCCACGGCAGTGTCTATGTAATCGTCTATTCCATTGATGATTCGCGGTTCTCGTTTGTCATCACCCTTGAAGATGACAGACCGCTGTTTGGTGTACTTCTCGGGGTTGGTGATCCATCCGCAAGTTTGCGTGACTTTCTGTGGCTCCCCACTGAGTTCGGCTTCTTTGATTCGCGTTTGAGTGAAGCTCAGGTCATGTGTGGCGGAGGAGACCAAAAGGGTAAAGGAGTAGTCAATCCCCTGTACGACGAAACGGGATTTCCGACGTGTGTTCGTGTCCGTGTAGATACGTTGTGCTGCGGCCAAATCACCGATGTTCCCGCCGCCCCCTGCCTTGTAGAAGTTGGTTTCATCCAACAGGATCCCAATGGTGTTCAACGACAAATCTGTTTGTGCTGCCCCTGAACCGGGGATAACAGCTACACGATTGGGGAACAACAGCATCAAGTTGTTGTTCATGTCGCGTTTGTATACATCTCGGAAGTAGGGGATGTGGTCGATGTATTCACGCATCTCACCAAACCCTGCGATCTTGGCCTTCGCTATCGAGACGGAGAGGTAAACAAAGACCAAACTCGTGACTTCCGAAAGCCCGAAGAGTCGTTGTGGGTACTCGAAGCGGGATAGGTAGTAAATCTTGTACGCGGTCAAGGCTTCTGCTGCTGTGGTCTTTCCACCACCCTTGCTGCCGGTAATCACCCATTCGCTTTGCTGATTAGCGAGGAAGTCACTTATCTCATTGCGCCAGAATGGATAGAGTATTCGACTGAATGGCCCTGAGTAGTATTCCTGCGATATCCAGTCTTCCCAAGACAGAACATCCCCAATTTGATGTGGGTCTGTGTCTTCGTCTCGGCGTAGGATTTCACGCCGGGTTAAAGCCTCAAGGAGATCAACAGTAGATGAACTCCATAGCTCGGGGGTTGGGGTATTACCGGCCACGACTCTTCAAGCCCTCTAGGAAGCTGAGGAGTGACTGGAGTTCTTCCTTGGACATGTTGCTGATGGCTTTCTGAATCTGAGCCGCTTCATCACTGCCTGAATTTTGGTTGGCCTTCAGGATATCTAGGTTGGTGGCAGCGAATTTACGAGCGAAGTCCAAGATCGTCATGAGCGCATTTTCCGCAATGGCTCGTTTTCCACCGACCACGCTCGGCCCTATCAGTTCCCCACGCTTGTTCTGCAGCAGCATCTCATGCGGGATGTTCTTGGCATCTGTCAAAGCCTCGTCTGCAGCATTGATGTACTCAGTCAGACGTGGCAGGCGTTTGAAGAGATCCGCGAGTGTTGCAGCAACTACCCACCCAAGATCACGGTAGAACACTTGGTTCAGCTTTTCCGGGGTGTAGTCAGTCATGTACTGTTCGATGTATTTGGCGAGTGTAAGGTCGGAAGATGGGGGCAGCGTCTCCACCGGAGTTTCTGTTGGTGTATCGCTCTCATCCTCGTGGACAAATTCCCCTAGTGGGTCTAGGGTGGTTGGAGTATCACTCATCTTCAGTCCCCCCCAACAGTGGCAAGCTCTCGAACATGTTCTCGATATCCACCTGTTCGGAACGCGGAATTTCAGTCATGCGTTCCTGTACCAATCGATCTACCCGGTTGTAGATGCGGTGGATTTCTTTCTGCCCACGACCGAAGAGCTTGCATGCTTGTTCAAAGGCTTCCGGCGTAGTATTGCGTTGCTGGATATACAGCCAGAGTCGGCTCTGCAGCAACAGGCTTTCGACTTTCTGTCTACCGGGTACGGAGAAACGGCGACCTTCCATGATGGCGAGAAAGAGTGCGGTTTCCTCCCAGAACAAGGAGGTGAGGAGTCGATAGGCTTCCCGCTGTTTGGGGGTTTCCATGAGCATGGCGAGAACTGCCATTTCGGAAAGAGTATTCGGCCCTGTGATCTTCGGAATGTGTGTCAACGAGGAGTCGTCTGGAATCATATCTTCTTTTCCTTACACAATGGGCGAAGGCTGGCATCAGCTCGCACTATCCCCCGAAACAGTGCGGCGGTGAGTATTGCTAAATAGTATCGTCCGACATCCAAACTCATGACCCCCATACGGCTGACAGTTCTGTCGAAGATTGCTTGGGTGTCTTGGGAAAGGATGAATTCAGGGGACAGAGAATAGGGGGCGGGCTCTACCGTGTCCATGTACACGGTTCGGTTTTGCTTCCGCCGCGCACCCGTGAGGTGGTTTCTCATCCGACTGAAAATCAGATTGAAACAGTCATACTGCTCGAAATCGATGTGTGGTTTGGTTAGCCCTTCTAAGGCATACAGTCGCATATCGGAGAGCATGTCATCACGGTCTTCTCCAACGAGGGTGTACCCAAAACGCACCAGCACAACTTGCGCGAGCTTCGTCAGGATGTCAAAGACTTTCTCGTTGACCTCGGGGGAGACTTTTCCCTTGGCATTGGCATACTCGATGACCGGAGACATGTCAATCATAGACCCATACCCCGCAGTCGGCGTTTAAGACCTGCTGCATCGTGCAGATAGTATTCTGCTGGGTCTTTGTATTCGGCTGGATATGCTAAGGCTTTATGCTCCAATAGAATATGCTCCTTGAACAGCTTTTGAGCTTTCCGGGTGCCGTTCTGTCCAGCAACATCGTTGTCAAACATAGTATAGATTTTCCCTGTCGTGGAACGCAACACTGCATATTGTGGGTCTGTGATGTGGTTCCCGAGCACGGCAACTACCCATGGGTAACAAGCCCCCACTGCTTCAGCATCGGCAACTCCTTCAACAATGACTATTGCATCCATGAATTGCCGTTGCTTGCACTGTTTCACCCCGGCATAAGCCGTGTAAAAGCTGGAAGAGAAACTGACAGGTTGGATGATCGAGAACCGCTTGGTTTGCAAATCTCGAAACCCATACCCGATCAGCACCCCGAAATAGGTCAGTGGGAAGACGATGCACGCAGCACAGCTCTCAAGGAATTTCTGCTGCAGACGATACTCGTCCGGCCACTGCATTTCTGCGATATCCCTACAACGCATAACACGCAAATGGTTGGGTCGGTTCCCAATGATTTGCGCCCATGTATGTTCTGGAGCAACTGTTGCAGATAGTGGCTCCAGAGTGTTGTAGACTTCAGTCAGGGTGTGTAGAATATTGGTCACCCCAGCACTCCGGACTCGACCAGATAACGCTTGAGTATGGCTTTGGCGGAATCGCTGATACCCAAACTCTCTACCATTCGGTCTAAATCCGTGGCTTCTTTGGTCGGGGTCATCCCGAGCAACAGGGATTCCGCAAACTCTTTGATGCGCTTGTTGGCCTCAGTACGCGCAATCTCCAGAAGAGAGAATATCTCCGAGGCCGGGGCTGCAGGAATGATTCGTTCCTGTACATGGATTAGCTCCCATGTGTCGGAGACTTCGATCTCCAAAGCCTTCGGGTCTCGTTCTCGGTTGTACTCGTGGCGTGTCCCTCGACTGATGGACCCCGGACGGTAGACAGTAAGCTGACTGCCACTGTGATGCAGTATCGGATGAGGGGTGTGATCATGTCCAGCAACTACGATATCCCACCCTTGTGATTCAAGTTGACCGTAGGAAATGAACTCCCAGTTGCCGATCCCGAAGGGCGGAACATCATCAACGAATGCGTGACACACGAGCACCTTCACTCCCGGTACATTCGGCGCTTCCGGCGGGGACATCGTGCGGTCGAAATCTAAACCCACGAGGTTGGGAAAACCTAGACTGGCAATACTCTTCACAAGCCCTATGCGCATGAGGTAGCCTAGTGGGGTGCGAACATTCGACTCAATTCGGTCGTTGTACAGGTCGTGGTTGCCAAAGATGGACGCGACAGGGAAGGGCATTTCTCCGAGGACTTCCGATGCCTGTCCTAGAAACTCAAACCCCACGTTCTTCGAGTGGAATAGGTCACCAGTGATAATCAGCCCACTCCACTGATTCTGAACTCCCATGGTACGAAGCGCACGGAGCTTGTTGATCATGGCTTGTGCATAATCGTCTACTCGTGCCGCAGGATTCGTCTGCGAAAGATGTGGATCGACCACAAATCCAAACTTCACGATGCCTCCTTGGTAGCATGAAGCTCTCCTTGCGACATTTCATAGACTCGATCTCCGTATGGAAGGAATCGTGGATCGTGTGTGATGCACAGGATGTCAAAGCCCAAGTCGGTGTGCAAGGAGCGCAGGAAGGTGAACAGACCGTCCACGTATTCTTTCGAGAGCTGCACCATGCTCTCATCTAGGACGAGGAAACGCCGGAGGCCGAGATGGCAGATGAAGAATACACGGAGGATCAGGCTTACCATGCTCTGGATGCCCCAACCGTTGTCCGATAGTAGAGTACGCTTCACAGTTCCGTCCGGCATGGCCTCAACCAGAATCAGGTCGGCGGTTTTGTCTTTGCCCCGGTCTGATATCTCGATATCGAAAGAGTAATTGCACCCCTCGAAGATCGCCTGCAAGCCCTCAGTAACGAGGTTCTTCAGCCCCTGCAATCCTTTCTCGGACAGAATTTCAATGATCTGTTTCGCACCTTCGATAGCCTCACCAAGATCAGTTGAATAGGCTACAGCATCAGCATGTTGCTGACGTGCCTGCTGTGTCTTGGCTTCTGCGGCGGCTTGCAACCGCAGAAGGTCGTTATGTTGGATCTCAAGAGTGGAAACACGAGTTATGAATTCTTGTGTTCTATCCACTATCTCTGGCATGTTCCGCCTCGCTGAGTAGAGGGTCCGCTTCTTTCAGTAGGGTTTCCAGTTCATTATACACATTTGCGATCTCAGTGTCAAGTCTTTCCATCGAGGCTTCCCCGACAGCCTTGACGACTTCCTCCTGAATGAGCGTGGCTTGCTGTTGTGCCTGTTCCCGCTGTGTCTCCAGTCGAATGGCTTGATCGTTCAGCGCCTTTAGACGCTTCTGAAAGGTTTGGTACTTCTCGGTCAAGGTCTCGGGCATGCTTCCTCCTCGTGCAAGACTCGCCCACAAGTCGGGCATAGCCCTGCCAGTTCCTGTTCTTCAAACTGTGTTTGAGCCTGTTTTACACTCTGATAGTCCGTTTGGGTCTCCGCGATTTGTTGGATAAGTGACCCTTCCGTCTTCTGTGCTTGTGCCCACTGTTGCCGGAGACCAGTCAGTTGTTGCCAGCGTGTGAACAACGGTGTAGGATCGGGGATACCTTGTAGTGCCTTGAATGCTACATCTTGTTCTGCTAGTCGCTTGACTACGGCACTATGCTGCACCACACGCTGACGTAGGCTGGTCAAGTTCTGGTGCCGCTCTACAAGACCCCCGGCACGCTGCAAGGCATCTTGTGCTTGTTGAAGAGGTGTATGGAGCTTCTGGTGCTGGAGATCCAACTGACTAACCATCTGTGCTTTGGTCTGCCATTGCTGCTGCAAGCTCACGAGCATGGTGTAGCGAGTCTTCCCGGCGTGTGCGCGAGCTGCCAGAGTTTTGAGTTCCGGCAGTCGGGCTAGATGTTCGAGTGCTGCATCCGTTGCTGCCTGCTCCTCTAACAGAGCTTGGTATCGCCCTTCGAGCTGTAGCATCTCATTCTTCGTTCCCTGAAAATCGGTCTTCATGGTCTGAAGAATGGGGATGACTTTCCTGTCTTGGAGAAGCCGCGACAGCACCTCGAACACTACGGTGTTGGGTTCTGCGACGAGGAAGGCTTCCATCTGATGCCAGAAGGGAAGCCGGAAGGTCCGTTTGGACGCTTCCATTTCTGTGAAACCATGCTGCATGAGTTCCGGGAGGGGGGTGCGCCCTGCCTTTTCGTACTTCACGCCGTTGACGACATACGACGCACCCGAACCTCGCGGCTTCTTCCACGCGATCTGTAGCGTAGGGGTGTTCTGTTGCCGAAAGGTGATCCCCACCAGAGTCTGTGCCTCGGTGTCACGGATGAAGCTCTCGCCCGCCCGGTTGTAGAGGCAGGATTCGATGGCTTTTACCAAGCTCGACTTCCCGTTGTTTGACGGGCCGGTGACGAAGACTATCCCCTCGATGTCGAGATCGAGCTTTTTGATGACTTGGTAATCCCTGACGACAACAGAAATCATGTTAGAGAAGCCCCCTTGCTTTGATCTGCTCGATAGCCCACTCGTAGTGATCGTTCACGTAGGCAACCATGTTCTCAGAACCCTGAATGATCTGCTGCTCTCCATCCGGGGTGGTAAACTTGTGGTACCCCGCCCCGTAGAAATGCACGATATCATTCTGGACAAGCAGATCTACGATATACCGCAACCCTGACAGTCCTTCCCCGTAGAGCAGGAACAACGGGTATTCCACCTTCGGCGCGGTGTACCGATTCTTCTCCGCCCAGATACAGAGTTCACGCCCGATGACTACACGATTGTCGCCACTACCCTTCGTGATGTCACGCACGGGCTTCATGTTCATCGAGATGTCCGACATGTAGCGCAGTGCCTTGCATCCCGAAGGTTCGACAGTTGCCCCACCATAGCTGTTCATGTTGATCTTCGTGCGCATCTGATTCAGCCACAAGATCGTAGTCTTGTTCGCCTGTGCAGCGATCTTGTACTTCTTGAGCAACGCTGTCTGGAGTCTGGACTCCGTACCCACCATTGCCTTCTCAATACTCTGCTCCAGCATCTGTGCGGCGAGGATCGTCGTGATCGAATCTACCACGATGAACGAGACTTCAGGATGGGGGATCATGTCTGTGAAGACATTCTCCATCTCCCCGAAGGTCTGCGGACGGAGGAAGGAAATCATGTGGTTGCGATAATGCTCCATGATGGACATGGAGGTCAGCAACCGATCCGAAATCCCGGACTCCGTATCGAGATAGACCGTCCGATACCCTTGTTCTGCCAGTGCCTTTGCAATGCACAGAGCGATGGTACTCTTGCCCAAGCCCTCCTGAGAGTGCAATGTCAGGTACTTGCCGAGAGGCAAGCCCCCACCCATCAGTTGGTCGAGCTGCACACTCTTGGTTGTTACGCGAGGGACTTCCAGTTCCGGCGCGTACAACTCCTCGAACTTGGTCAACATCGCCTCGAATGATGAGGCGGCAGACCGGGAGGTGGGGGCAGCTTTTGGCTGCCCCTCCTCCATCTCATCTCGTACTACTGGCTTACGCTTCGGCATCCCAACCCCCTAGCTTAGTCAACCTTGAACATCTGAGACAGGTCTTCATCGCTTGGGTCCGTTGCCTCTTCCTTCGGGGGGTTGAATTCGCCCCGCTGAATGGCGTAGTCTTCGGCGGTGATTGTCTTGGCTACGTAACCGCGAATCTTCGGGACTAAGCGAGCAGCCTCAGCCAGAACCTTAGCCTCGAACGCCTTTTCCTTACGCCACGCCGCATCAGCAATCGGGGTGATTGCCAGCTTCTGCATCTTCTCGTTGCTGCACGTGACAATGAAGTCCTTGCGGGTCACGTCGATTTCCTGCTTTGCCAGATTCCGGAAGTTCTTGTACAACTCCGACGGAATCAGCAGGTACTTGATCTCGAAGTCCGGGCTGACGATCTTGCCATCAGCGTTGGTTGTGTACTGGATGATCGGAACTATGAACCGTACCTTCGGGTCGGATGCTTTGCAGCAGGCACCATCGAAGCAGTAGAATCGAGGCATGCCCTCTTCCCAGTGGTACTTGACGGGGAGAGCCTTGCCTACGATCAGACTGACCCTGTCAGTCCGGTTCTGAGATCCACGATACTGCTCGATATCCTGCCACTTCGGGTCGTCGCGCTCCATATCCAGTACGGTCTTGTCTGTGCCTTCTCCGAACGAAATTCCTGCGTCCATCTCAACTCCTTGTGCTTGTCAGACTACTTGACTGACGTTTAGTCTCAACCTGCGCTCCCGACGAACCAGCTCCAATGCACTAGGTTTCACGCATAAACTCACCCCCGTTCACGGTTAGCAACCCTTCGATGGTTGCGTAGTCACTGGGAAACTTGGCAGCAAGCCAGTCCTGCTCATACAGCCAGCGGAGATAGTCAGGCTCGGTCTTTGCAAGAATAGCATAAGCGGTCCCCTTGTGCTTCCCGAAAGTGATGTTTGCTACGGGAATCCGTGCTTGGGACCAAGCCACTAGACTCTCACCTACCGGGCATTGAGCCTCTTCCACTAGTCGGTCGAACAACGCCTTGCACTTCCACATATCCCCATCGGCTGCATGATTCCCAAGCTCGCGTTCTTCAGGAGTATTCAGCAGGAGTTGGAATCGGTAGCGCAACGAAGCCAGCTTGTGATCCGGCAGTTCCGGCCATGCGCGACGAGCCATGCGCATGGTGTCGAATATCTGTACGCCGTCGAACTTCTGGAATGCGGGTATCAGCCGCTTGAGGATCGGGAGATCGAAGTCCGAGTTATGTGAACAGACATAATCGGCATCGTTGACCATCATCAGCAACGTCGGGTCAGCAGCTACGGCCTCGATAGTGGGGTAGTTCTGGAGATCGCTGAGAATGATGTTGTGTACGCCGGAGGCTTCGGGAGTGATTTCCCCATGCGGGCGTACCCGTTGACACAGATGTTCCAACCCCTGATTCTTGGGATACTGGAACAAGGCCAGAGCCAAGTCGATGATCTCACACGTTTCCTGATCATTATCCGTGGTTTCTGTGTCTACGAACAAAACGGTGACATCTTGTGGAGTGTCCACCATCATGTCCAGCTGGCTTGGGTTCATTGCAACTTTCATGATCATCCCCTTAGTTCTGGCCGACAATCGTGTTCTTGATGGACTTGAGTGTGGTGATCGACTTATCGATGTAGTCCAGCTTCTCCTTCGCTCGCGCATGAAGGGTATCAAATTGAGAAGTCACATCTTCCACTTCAGTCATCTGCCGAAGAAGGAGTGTGTGCTGCGGGTTACGGGAGATGAGATACCGCAAACGACGCACGAGATTCTGGAGAGTCATGTGTCGCATGCTGATGTGGATCGCCGCCCCGGCGAGATCCTTGTACGCTTCTGCGAAGCTGTAGATCGTTTCGTTCGCCTTGTTCGGGAGAGTCAATTCCTTGAAGGGTGGTAGGTCAGGAATGTCCTCATCCATGACTGCAACGAACCTCTCCAACTCCTGTCGCATGTTCACCACGATGTTGCGCGTTGTCGTCAGCGCGGCTTCTATGGGATCCTCGTTGGTGTTTGCAGTGACTTCTTTACCGTCAGCCATGTTGCTCCTCTCGATTACATGTTAGGACGGGGCCTATTCTACTACATTGTCAAGCCCTTGTCAAGCCCTGTCTGTGACTCGCCCCGTAATCACCCCATCTTGTTGCTGCATTGTAATATCGCACGGCAGTTTCAACCCTAGACCCAAAAACAGTTCAGCAATATCTGCGGGAGACTCCTCGGGGGTGAAATGACAGGTGGGGGTATCTCCGTATGGAAGTGCGTTATGCTTGACCTTGACCCATGTCTTCGGTCGTTTGCCGGGCTGGTACTCAGATGAGAGCAGCTTGGCAATACAGCCGGATTCCCCTTGACGAACGCATTCGTTGTACAAGTCTTGTTTGGCCTCACGATCCCCCAAGACGTACTTGGGGAGCGTGGTGTGTATCCCGTACACAGCGAGTTCCTTCTGCACTTGTTCGCGAAGGAGAATTCGAGTCGTCAGCGGAGTTTGCAGACAGATCCCAAAATGGTGGTGTTCCAGCACGTCGAGGATGCAGATTTCTAGTTGGAGACCCCATTCATGGGCTTTCTGCATGGCTTCATCGAACTCCAGCAGCGCAGTAATCACATCTCCGGCACTGCCGATACTGATCCCGATTTGGTGAAACATTGGGCCATAGTCCCCCTTCACTACGATCTCCACATCCAGTACGCACGAGACTTGGGGTGTGACTTGGGGTGGTAGATTCAGGAATGGGATCAGGGCGTGCAGGGAGACTGGAAGGAAACAGGCGTCAGTTTCCCGACTGAATAGAGATATCTGCCCCTTTTCCAGACAGAGGTGTGCTCGATGCCCGTTGAGTTTTTCTTCCCATACCCAGTCTTGTGTGTAGATGTCCTGTTCACGAAGGGGGTGACCATCTGCTGCACGAAAGGCAAGCTGATGGGGAGTGCGTAAAACTGACTCCAGTCCCGGAGGAGGAGCCTCACCGAAAACATCTCTCAGGTAGTGGTTCTGCAACGCACGACAGAAGTTCTCTCGTGGGGTTTTGTCTCGATGGTCGGCTTTGGTGAAAACATGCTCTACGCTGTCTTCAATTCCCAATGCTTTGACAATCTGCTTCAACTCATCGAGGGTGACATACTTCTGCATCTATCTTGTCCTTCTGTCGTGCTTACTTACTGTTGGTTCTATCAGGCCATTTATCGGGCCACCTTAGCCTGATATGTACGTCACTGTCGTTTTGATTAGGGTGGAGCCATGGGTGCGCCTGCGTCAGCCGTCGCTCTCTAAACGAGATGTGATCCTAGCCTCAACCTTTTCTCACGACTCATCGTAACCCGTACTGAAGAGTAAGTGATACTAAGCGTTGATGTCTCTAGGCCCTTTTGACCTACTGCCCGGTCGCTCTTGCGCCAAACAGTCTGACGGGTTGCACCCATGGCTATTCTCCTGTTTCCTAACCGTTCGGGATGATCAGACTGGATGCAGCCGTGTGCATACCAGTAATGACACCCCGCTCAATCGCGTTTTCCTTGATGGTGTTGCAGATATTCTCATCAATGTGAGAGGTGTACCACGGGACATTCTGCATCTGAATCCTGTGGATTCCTACTACTCCATTGATAAGAGGCATGACCTTGATGACGGGAGTCATTGGGTGCTCTGGGTCCATGCCTGCTCTCAGGACAAAGATGGACAGAGCGTCTATGTGGAACTGGTCTCCACGCAGGAAACTCTTCCACTCCCCTTTGGGTGCGAGAACGACCCAGCTATCACTCCCCATGCCCATCCCAAGTACAATACACTCGGATGCCAGCGGAGTGTACGGTGCGGGAAACAATTTCTCAATCGGCTGCTTGTTCGGTTGACTCATGTGGTTCCTATCCTTTCGTGTTTGTTCACTACACTACTCAACTGAGGCAAGTATAACACATTTCCGGCTCAATGTCAATCCCACTCGCGATAGCGCAGGTAGTTTCTCCAATAGGCGTCCCAGCTTCTCATTGAGCACTCCTGTGCTGTCTGGTAGAGCATGAACTCGGAGAAGCGAGCGGCAGCGAGTAGGTCTCCCCCGATACTTGCTCCGTACTGAGAATCGAGGAAGTCACGGATCAGTTCCCGAAAATCCCCCTGCTTGTTTCGCTTCCCTTGAAATGCTGTTGTCCAGTACCGATCTCGTACACGCTGATAGATGATATCCCATATCTCAGTCTTCTTCTTCTCACCCCATGGGAGCGACATGGATAGCACTCCATACAGTCCCCCGAATTCGTTTTGAGGTGAGATTTTGTGGGCAGGAGCGGTAAAGCGTTTGGGGTTGACTTTGGGAGTTTTGATATCCCCGGTATACACAACTGGCTTTTTCGAGAACCAGCCTTCCTCTTGCAATTCAGGATCCCCCTCCGTCTTTCCGTCCAAGACCTTCTGCATTTCGTCCATTACCAGACGGGCTATGCGTTCAGAGACAGTATGAATCCTGAATGAGACTTTTCCCGCCTCTCGATCCACATGCAGGGCTGAAATCGGAATTGGAACAGCCGATCCCGGCAGTGTCATGTGCGGGATATCGTTGGTGTTCTCCGTATGAATCTGCTGCCCCATACGGGCAATGTGCTGCTCAGTAAGGTTGCAGAAACTGATCTCCCACTTCTGTGGCAGGGAGTCTACACTTTCCTTGACCCCGACATCGGCACCCAAGCTCTTGGCGATCTCGATGTACTTGCTCTCCAGTCCCGAGTCTCCGACTACAAGTGTCGTGAACAGGATATCGAGCGGCTGATCCTTGGCGAACATACGGACGAGTGAGTCCTTACGTGACAGCTCACGCATGACGCGCTTATCGAAGGTAAGGGCCTCGGTAAGAGTTTCGATCTTCGGCTGGTCCATATCTAGCTCCTTTGTTTTGTGACTCTCTTTGAAGTCACCTCGGATGAAATCTCGTAACCACTGGCTCATTTGTGGGGAGAGTGTCACCCCACGAGCGGCTTTTGCTATCAGTACGGCGAAAAACTCATGGGAGTTGGTTGTCCCATAGAGGGAAGGGGCCACGCCTGCTTGGACGGCACGTTTCTTAGCACCCTACTCGGCTTCGGTAAAGCATGGGGCTGCGTAAAGCGTAAAGGCATCCACCACGCGATCTACAGTATCGCCATCCTTGATCAGTTGCAGATAGAGATCGTGGATACTGTCTTCCCAAATCTGCACCCCGTTGGGGAGTAGGCGGAAATCTTTACCTGTGTCTAGGATGTTGAGCAAGTCGTTGAATATCGAGTCCATGACCAGTTTCTTGTTGCCCCACACACCCTCAGCCAGAGTCTCCCCGCCCCCGGCTTGCAGATAACGCAGGACGTTGTAAATCACACGGGATGGGGCTATTGTCAGGTTTTGCTCAACAGGGTGTGCTGTGTCGCGTTTCTTCTTGTCGTAAAACTGTGCCGTTTTCTCCAAGTCGATGGCAAAGACATCTTCTACTTCTTCGGCAGTAAATGTCTCTTTCCCCGTTTTCGGGTTGACGCACCAGTAACCAACATTTTTGGTCAGGTTAGGTGGACCCACGACAATCATGTATGTGTCATGTCCGAGAACGTACCCCCATGCGCCCTTTCGTGCCTTGGCAGTCGGGTCCGATGTGTCTAAAGGTAGGGACTTCTTGAACTTACCAACGACTTCCAGCCCCTCACTTGCAAGGTTTTGCCAGTGCGTGAACCCAACTTCACTGAGAAGATCGGGGGGTATTGTGCTATCAGTGATCTCGTCTTTGTAATCCCAGACTCGATCTGCGATCTCCAAGAAGTTTTCGAACGGCATGTGAAACCGGTAAACGAAACTTCCGCGTATCGCTAACTCTACCCAATGCCGTATGTCATCCGGCTGTGCTGGGATTTTGGTGTCGATCTGAGATTGGACATGTTGCTTGAACCATGTATCGATACGAGCTTCTTCTGCCTTCGGCATCTGGCGCATATACCAGTGTGCCCATTCGTGGATCAGGGTATCGAGACCATCTTCTCCTTGAAGGCTACTAGCCTTAACCCCTATCCCGTGAGTCTTGTAAAAAGCTCGTCCTGCAGCAGTTCCCTGTTTGTTATACTCGCCCCACGCCGCATCATCACAAACGTAGGTTTCAATGACCATGCCCTTGAACCCCAAGTGGGTGAGACGATGTGTGGCATCAGCAGCAAGTTGCTGGATATCTTTCAACGATGTGTCCAGTAGCATTTCTATGGTCTGCTGTTCATCTGAGTCCAATGTAGCCCAAGGGTTCACTTGGGTGAGATCAATGCCAACCTCTTTATCCCCTTCGGCAACCAGATACAGGTGAAACCAGCCGGACACTCCAGCGTCTACAACGACGAAGTTTCCACTGCGCAGCAAGGGTTGCAGTGTGCGAGTTGCTTCAGTCATACGCAGGCGAACAGTAATCATGCTGCTCCTTGTAGGATGATCCACCTCATGGGTACCTCTAAGAAGTATAGCATCTATGCAGCCACGAGTCCAGTGTCTGTCAGTTCATAGGGGAACATCTCCCCCCAGCTTGTACCTATGTCCATGCCAACCTCCATCGGGATCGGCCAATCCGGGGGTGTCCAGTGAAGAATTTCAATAGTGTCCCTTATCGCATCCTCAAGACAGTCAGGACTTATGGACAGGTTGATTTCATCATGGATCGAAGAAAGCACCTGTACTCGATCCTCTCCGTACTTCGGGATGATGTGTTGTACGACCTTGATGAGGACAAGGCGCATTAGATCGCCTGCGGTTCCCTGTACAACAGTGTTTACGCAGGTCCGCAACGCGAACCCCTTCCGGCTCCACCCCTGCTTTTCCATCTCTTTGGCTTCGGCCAAGAGTTTGGCATCGCCAGTACGCTTGGCTTCGAGGGCCATCTTCTTTCCCAACGCCTGCATCTCTTGTGCCTGCTCGAAGTACCCCCGCACGGATCGCTTACGTCCGAGTGCTGTCTTCAAGTACCCGTAAGCCATCCCGTGCTTCTCCAAGCTACGTGCCCATTCGTTCACGCCTTGGTACACTCCCCACCACTTACGGATGTACTCTTTGGCCTGCTCCGGCGTAACCCCACCCCCCATTTTCTGAGCCAGAGACCACGGAGAGATGCCATAGAGCACGGAGAAGTTCAGGGTCTTTGCTCGCTTACGCATCATTGCATTGTAGGAGTCTTCCCCCCACATCATCACAGCAGTCTTGCGGTGCGGATCCTCCCCGTTCTGGAAGGCTTGGACGAAGATTTTATCTCGGGAGAGGTTAGTCGGGATACGCAGTTCCTGCGCATTGTAGTCGAAGTGAACGAAGAGATGTCCCGGCTTGCAGATGAAGAGACGACGCAGATTGTCTTTTGCATCCTGTCCCTCCACTATCTTTCCCCCTTCAGGGATCGGCTGATCATCGGGGAGGAGCATGTGATCTTTCCCACTGTGCAGAGGTGTATACCTCTCCCCGAGGATGACTACCCCGTTGTACTTCCCCATGCTGTCCTCAGGTGTGCGGAGGAACATCTGAGGCATGGATTTGTCTATTGCCTGTACGTTGATCTTCCCGAAGTAGGTGTTTCGATCACTTTCTTCCCCACCTGCCAAACGGCCTGTAGGAGCGCGGTATATCTTGTACGGCAACCGGCATCCACCCAGTTCCGGGCGATAACTGGTTTGGAAGGCTTTGAGCTTCTTGTCTAAGTTACGCCCCTCACGATACTCCAGCACTGCGTCGATGACTGGGTGCATCCCCCGCATCTCTGTCAGGTCGGCCTTCTGGAGCTGGATTTGTCCAGTAGCAGTCCGTTTCCCTGAGTCGACTCCGAGAGCTTTGAGAGCTTGGGTGATTTGCTGGTTGGACTCGATATCAATATCCCCAAGGGCGTACCGAATGTTGCGTTCCGCCGTCTTGACCCTACGTTGAACATCCTCGGCCATGTGTGTCATCTCCGATAAATCGAGCGGATGTGCCCGGCGCTCGACCTCCATGATGGCCCGGACGAGCGTGTTGTCGAGGAGCACAGGGCGCTTGTACTTCGGGAGGAATGTGTTGTTCGCCTCGCAGAAGAGATGAATAGGTACTACGGCATCAAGTACCGCATACTGTACGACATCCACAGGGGAGTAGTAGGAGAGATTCGGCACCTTACTCTGGCCCAGCAACTTTTCGTAGGTGGTGAGATCCCACCCAAGGATACGCTTCGCGCTCCCCTTTAGACTCGGCATGAACAGATTGGTATCCCAGTTCCAGATCACCGCCATGATGTCGTAGTCTTTGATCTTCGAGATGTCGTGCCCGAAGGCTTGCTGCATCCCGAGATCGAATTTCGAGTTGTAGTACAACACGCAGTCGAACGACTCCAGCACCCTTTGCAGATGTTGGAACACCCCGAAGGGTAGGTTCTGACCGAAACGATGACCGAAGGGAAAATAGTATCCCTGATACTTGTCGAAAGCCAGCGAACACCCTACCAACCGGGAACTCTCAGGACTCAGCCCGGTTGTCTCCAGATCGAATCCGGCAAGGGTATGCGGGTGTGCCTGCCAGTCTTGGAGGAATGCCCTAAATTTCTCTTCGCTGTTGACCAGTACGCAGTTGATCTGCTTGAACTCCTCAGACACCTTGTTTGTCTGGTAGTCTGGCCGATAGGGGATCGGGCACTTACTTTGTGCCATGCGCGGCCTCCTGAGCAGCCAGCAACGACGGCCTCAAGACATACTCAAAGAAGAGTCGCCATTGGAGCGAATGATGGTCGTCTTTCGGGACGGTGTCCGGCCAAAGAGCTACGCCCTGCTTCATGGTTCGCAACAGGGGGACAGGGTCATCGAGATAGATCACTTCGAGTGGGTAGTACAAATATCCAGTAAAAGCTGCCTGTCCGATGATGTTGTCTGCATCCGTAGAAAGGCAGATAGTCTGTGATGCCTTGACCACAAGCTCTGATGTTACCGCTGCCCAGATCATGGCCCTGTATGTCGTTTCGTAGAAACATTGAATAGTAAGCCCGTGTTGGGCGTAGAACTGTATCTGCTGCTCCAGATTGGGGAAGGTAACTGCTGGTAAGCCAAGCCCGTGTAGCTTGGTGGCTATATGCTGCTGAATTTGCAATGCTTCATGTGGAGTAATACGGAATTGCTCCAGTGATACAGGTTTCAGTGTCTCCGAAGTAGGAGTCAGCGTTCCGGCTACTCCTTCAGTTAGTTGAGTCGGGTCCAGCACCGTCCCCAGTTCCAAGGGTGAAGACTCGTTCGAGATAGGGGACGATTCTTGACCAAGCGACCCCCTGCCGAGCCATGCGACCAATTTCTGCCAAAGTAAAGGTGTCCGCGACATAAGTCTGAGTCTCCTTTTCCAACTGAACGACAATGCTTGGATCAGCAACTAATGTCTCACTCCAGATCGTGGTCTCATCATACCCCAAGAGGTAGAGCATGTCAAGGGGTTTGAAGAGCCGGTTCTCTGTAAAACACAGGATGTCGTTGGTCCTGCGGAAGTATCGTGCAGAAGGGGTACTGTCTTCACCGCCGGGGTGTGTAGGGAAAGGGCAGGAGAATTGAACATGCTCCCGCCCATCGGTGTGTACCCCAATCCTCTTCAGCAGGATGGAGATATCCCATGTCTGGTTGATTAGGTGTTGCTGCCGAGCATCAAACAAAACTACGATCTCCTTTTCTATCGATATTCCATCGACGATTTTCTCGAATCTATCGATCTACTTTTCTTCCGTCAAGAGTACCCTTCCGGCATCCCACTTGTGTCCACACTGAAGGCAGCGGTTAGTGACGCGACCTTCGACTAGGCCCGTTGATGTAGTGGAGGATCCGCACTTTGGACACTTGCACTCACAGCGTCCACACTCGTTCTCGTTCATGATACATCCTTTCCTGTGGTTTCCCACCACGCAATGGCTAGAGCAAGAGCATCCCTTTCATGCCCGTTCAGCCCGTAGAGTGGGCCGGGGTTCTTCTTCGTACCGAGTGCCACTTGTTTCTCAGGGCCGTAGCGGTCGATGAGGAGCTGTCGAACTACAGCATCGTTCACCCCGCGTGTGGTTCCGAACAGATGAATCTTGATGTCTCTCCGCGTCATCTTGTAGACAGGGAAGTAACGTTGTGCCCATATCTCCAAGAAGCGACCGGCCCAGAAGACTGTCTCCACCGACTCCTGACCAATGGGCATTCCGCGGGCCTCGAACATCTCCACGACCAGTCCACTGTTCGTGTTGTCTGATATCTGGGCCTCGTTTTCGAGGAAGCTACGCATTTCCTCGTTCGGGAGAAACACATGGTTCTCGACTGCTCCTGTGGTTGTGTTGTAACTTATACAGGCGCTCTGGTGGAAGCCGGGGTCAATTGCCAGCAGGTACCCAATTGGCATGGACATCTCCTTTGATAATAGCCTGTACAGCCTCGCGGATGGCTCCTTCGCGTGTGGTGGACACATTGCTATCCATCAGCCCGCTGTTGTAAAGCAACTGCCAACCGTACACAATCTCGTGCTTGGTGATCAGCAGGTGATAACTTCGATCTCCCCACAGGATGTCGTAACCGAAGACCACAGGCATCACCTGCGGGGTACGCGGACGCTGATTCTCTGGGAAACGCACTACCCGTCGATATCGATCCGTCAGATTGCGTCCGGTGAGCGTGGTACCCAGATGTGTGTTCAACATCTCTGCGAGCTTCTGTGTTGCATTGTGCTTCGCGTAGAATGGGTAGTGTCGCTCGATCAGGGTCGAGAGCAGCCGGTTTTGTTGAGCGATAGTCGTATCGCAGGCTTCCGCCCAATCCTGCTTCAAGAGGCCGACTTCGATCTCTATGATGTCGTCTGGGGAGCGATCACAAGTAGACACCATTTCACACAGCACCTGCTCTTCCGGTGATTCCATATCTCCCCTTCTACTGCAAGACAGTGATTTCCGGTTTCATCGACCGCAGTACGATCTTGACGAGATGGCTCTCCATCCGATCCCCGTCCACGATCTGCACGATCCCGCCGATGGTACGAGGGCCGGGGTCGATCTGACGCGCACCGTACTTGGACTTCGCCTGCCAGCAAGGGCAGACATAACAGGACATGGTGCTATCTCCGCACATGTGGTAGTGATGGACATGCCCACGGAGGATGACATTGGGGAGCGGCCAGCCCTCTTCCCGTCCCCACTCCTGCAGGGTAGTGAAACCCCGAGCAAGCCCTGTGTAGCGAGTGTGGGCGAGAACACTGGTGGAGACATAGTGCTTCAAGTGATAGAGCAAGCCTTCGACTTGTACATATCGGGAGTTATGCAGCTCCACACGATCCTCACCGATCTCTTTGCTTACCCGTTCGTACACGACATCTGCAAAGTCGTTATCGCGCCCATCGTGGGCAGGGGTACCGTGGATCATGACGTAGTGTCGTGCGCCCGTCATGAGCAAGAGATCCCCGGCGGCATTCGCGGCATCGATCTGATCTGGTATCAGGCATTCCGTGCCACCAGTACGCTCGGCTTTACCGTCTACATAGTCTCCGAGATGAAAGGTGTAGTCGATTTCCCCCGACGGGGATAACCTCTTCGCTTGTTCGATCACCATCTGATATCCAGCAAAGAGTTCTCTCTGTACCGGCCCACACCCGTGAGGGTGGTTCAAGGGATGGTGAAATTCGGGCGGATTCAGTCCTGCTTCATGCGCGGTATGGAAGTCAGATAGGATCAGGATTGTCTTCGGCACATTCATCTCCTTGGTTGAATTCCCCCTGTGGGGAGTAGGAGATACAGTTTTGGAGGAGTAAGTCTCCTCCCTTCCATTCACGATGATTCAGATACCCCCACCCATCGCATACTTCGCACCATTGTGTCCATGTTCCTCCTCCGGACAACAGGGCCGGAAAGACTCCCAACCCGTGACATTTCGGGCAGATGTTGGACTTGGCAGTCTGTCTCAGGTATTCGCTTAGTGAGTACCCGAATAGTGGGGCCATGCGCACTTCCTTCAGGCGAGAGAAAGGCTTCTTCTCTAGTATAGCGTGTGCCCCCCAAGAAGATACTCATGATAGCAGCTTGATGTAGATACCTTCGAGGACTGCTTGCTGATGGATGTCCTCGGGGTGCTGTGTCAGCACCCGATTCAACAGGTACTGCACATACTCGCGAGTCAGGTGCCCTTCCTCGATCATTGGCATGTTGGAGTACCGGGCGAGGCTGGTCTCGACCGCAGCGCCCCGACTCTTCTTCCATCCTCGTAGGAGATACAGAGCGTGGCACTGATCGATGATCGCTATCAGATCACGACGAATACAGTGCTTGGCAAATGTCCGGTCCCACGGCTCGTGCTCAGGGACCGGGATACTCCGTTCCAGATTCGCAGGATTGATACACGCAAACCCTAACTGTTCCAGATGTGCTTGTGCTGCGTCAAACGCAGGGAAGTTATGTTCTGGATACCCAGTCATAGGTCCGGCGATGTAGAAACAGATTTCAGGTTGACTCATTACCCCTCTTTTCGTTCATGGTTTCAGCATCGAGCATATCTCGTTCTTCTCTGGTGATACGCTTGAACAGTTCAGCAGCCAGTTGCTGAACACGATGTATTTGCTTCTGTAGCCCCTGTCGTTCAGTTTCCAACTCCTGATACTTCTGTCTTACCTCCTGTGAGTTCAGAGCGCCGGGTTCTGTGCGGAGCTTCCCGCACACAGGACAGTACCCTCCGGTGAAGAACGTGGCAGCGTGTTCCGTACAACACAGCATCTTTGATGGCTTCATACGAGATCAGACCCCACAACTGGTGTCATCTGGTTTCCTACCATCTTGATGGCTGATATGCGAGACATGAGGAAGGACTTGAGTCCTCCAGTACGAGCATCGCGTGCCATCAGGTACTCCGTTTCGTTACGCTTGATGACTTCAAGCGGGGTGATCAACTCGTTCTTCGCGACCTGCACATTCCCGCTCTTGGAGTGCCCGACCGGCGAATACCGAATCAGGATCGGCTGTTGCGACTGAATTGCTAACAGTAGCTTTTGGCGTAGAGCTACTCGCGTTATTCCCAACGGTCGAGGGGCGTTAGTGGCTTGCTTTACATCAGTCTGATCTTCACCCATGAAGCCTTACTCCTTCTCATGAGTCTTCTGCATGATAAACCCCTTACCCTGCATCCAGTCTTCGACCTCTTCCACGGTCACTCGACCACGACTCGTGCCGAAGTCATGTTCGAACCATCCGTCATGGTGATGAAGTACACTCCCGCAGGGTAGGTGGACACATCGTAGGTCAGGCTGTTCATCCCGGCCTCGACTTGTACCTCATCCATGAGACGCCCTGCGCAGGAGTACAGGCCGAGTGTTGCCATCCCTGCCGTCTCTGGCATGGTGAGACGCAGTGCGCCGTCTACGCACGGGTTCTGCTCGACACACAGTTCAGGGAGTGTCGTGTAAGCTACGTCAGCACTTTCACGGGCGACTGAGATCGGGAAGTTGGGGTAGCACGACAGATAGCTGGTCCACAGACTGATTCGACCGTCCTTGTCACAGGTGACGAGATCGAGATCACCATCATCTTCCCAAATACCCCATCACTCAGTACCAGATCCCACGCCCCTGTACCCGACATATCCCAGACCCCGCAAGCTGGAACTGCGATGCCGGTGCCGATATCAATCGAGTCACCGTTTGCCTCGACGTATCCGGCGGAGTAGAAGATCGGGGCAGCCCCGGATGCGATGTCCACGAAGAGCAGGACCATGAAGATCATGTAGGCCATCGCCAGTGTTTCGGTGAAAGTACGCATTTCACTATCTCCTCTCGAACTAACAGACGGACCATTCCTCTGTTCCATGCCGTATTATACTACAAGATTCCCGATTGTCAAGGGGGTGGCCCACCCTTCTCGGGTTCGTGCCTGTTGTTCCATGCAGCAATCGTACCTCCCCTATAGCGGGAGAAGACTTTGATGGTAGCACCGCATATTTCACAGCCAGCGGTTATACTCCCATCAGCTTGGGGGAGGAGACGTATTGCCTCTGGCCCCACCCCACAGAACGGGCAATGCTTGAGTTTCGGCTCACCCCGCTGTGTTCTGATCGACCAGCCTCGGCGTCTGGTTCCCAGCCTTGTGTTGGGCACCTACTCCCCTCCAGCCTTGAAGTTGTAGACAGGCTTTACGACCTGATGGTCAGGCTCAATGCACTGCCCAGTAACCTGCTCGATGATATCTCCTGCGTCCTTGTAGGCCATAGGCGACTCATCCAGTGTATCCTTCCCGATACAGGATGACCAGACCCCCTTCATGACCTTCTCGAAGTAGTGAATGTCGAGGGAAGACTTGGCGTGTGACCTCGACATCTTCCGCCCGGCACCGTGCGGGGCGCTGTAGTTCCACTCTGCGTTACCCGTGCCGACACCGACAATCGTACCGTCTCGCATGTTCAAGGGGATCAGCAGCGCCTGTCCCGCCTGAGCGGAGATCGCACCCTTGCGGATGATCGGCACATCGCCTGAGAAGTCGATGTAGTTGTGTACGGAATCCACAGCCGCCAGCTTGTCACCGCCGATGATATCCAGCAGGGTAGCCAGCATCATCGAACGGTTGCGTACCGCGAATTCCTGAGCAACACGCATGGCACGAAGATAGTTCTCAGCATCCTCACCCTCCAGCCATGCGGCATCACCGTGCGGATGCTGCCCCTTGGCGATCTTCTGGAAGTGCTGTGCGATACGCAGGCCGAAGTTGCGCGATCCCGAATGCACGGTTACCCACGACCCTTCGTCAGCATCCTCGTTGATCTCGATGAAATGGTTGCCACCCCCGAGTGTACCGATCTGACGGGACACCTTCTCAGGAGTCTCCCCGATCAGGGCACAGGCTTCAGCGATACCGGGGATTGTGAAGACTACATCCTGCACATGCTCCTGATGGGCGAAGCCTGCGGGGATCCGCTCACGAATCTCCTCGTCAATGTGCTTGAAGGACATCTTGCGTGCAGTCTTGTTGATCTTGACCGAGCTGACTCCGCAGCCGATGTCTACACCCACCACGTTCGGGATGATCCTACCGTTGGTCAGGGTGGAAGTCCACCCTATTACGGACCCCGCTCCGGCATGGGCATCAGGCATCACAACACAGTGTGACCCCTCGAAGGCAGGGTGTGAAGCCATCGCGTATATCTGTGCCATGGAGGACTCGTCGAGAGTCTTGGCCGTGACATGAACGGTGGTGTACTTGCCCTGAATATCAAACATGATGTCCTTTCAGTCGGTGTTGGGAAGGGTGAACTTTATGTAGAGCTGGCCGTCAATTAGAGCAAGACGGTCGATCTGGCATCTACTATTCCCTGACCGATTAGCAGATAGGATGCATAGCTCAGTAGGGCTTACCGAAGCCCGACACTCCGGACCGTCCAAGTGGACCCAGTAGTCCGTCTGGATGTATGGAACAAACCCGTGACTGGTCAAATATGCTACTACTTCGTCCCTCGTCATTTCATCTCCCCTTTCTTAGGTTGATTGAAATATGTGTGGAGCATGACTCGGTGTCAAGGGTCTGAATGCAGCCTGCCCAAACCAAATGTCCGTGAGATGCCTCGCAAGGGCAGAGTACCCAGTCCCTTCACAAGCATCGCACTTCTGTAGGCCCCGTTTCTCATACGGGTTGAGGTACCCAATCTACTTCTTCTTGAGAGGCCAGTTGAAGCTCAACGCCACCCTCTTCAATTCGCGACCCATGATAGTCCTTTCAGTTAGAGATTTCGAGATTCGTGTAACATATGGTTGCCATACCCTCTTCGTCAATAGCCTTCACCGCGAGACAGTATCTACCGGCAGGAAGCACGAGTGTCTGCTTGCCCTGTCGGTCGATCTGCACTTCGGGCTTGAAGAAGTCGTTGGGGCTGTAGTCCCAGTCCCACGAGAAGAAGGAGATACCAGATTCAGACGTTGCGTGTGCTTCCAAGGCCACTTGGGTCTTCCCGTCCGGCAGTGACTCAGTCTCGACCGTGAGTTCTACAGTCGGTCTCTTGGCAAGGGGGACAATATCCCCGACAGTCTTGAGTACGATTTCAATCCCCTGTTCGAGCTTAAGTCTCGCAACTTCTGCAACCGCACCCTTCCCGAAGGAGAATGCTATGAGATAGGCTACTGGCTTCTGATTCTTGATGTTCTCTTGATACCTGCTCTTGTCGTAACGTTCAGCGGCGGACTTCAGGTTGTCGATAACATTCCGTCCTATGTTCTCGCTCTGCTTGACCTGAATGGGTGTACCATCCTGCGTGCGTCCGTCGAGACCGAGATCACCCCGCTGCTTCGTATTCGGAATTCCTGAGAACTGCTGAACGATCCAAGTCTCGAAATCGAAGGGGTTCATCGTGAATAGCTTGTCATAGTCGTACTTGTGGAGTACAACTTCAAAAGCCGTACCGAGAAGTGCCTGATTGTTGATCCTGTTCTCCGAGACACGGATTGCCTGTACGGACTGATCAATCCCTATCCACTGTCTCCCCAGTCGATTGGCAACCGCTACAGTAGTCCCACCGCCAACGAAGGGATCGAGTACGATATCACCCTTGTTGGAAGAAGCTAAGATGATGCGTTCCAACAACTTCTCAGGTTTCTGTGTGGGGTAACCGATTTTTTCCTTGCTATTCGCGGCTAATCCTAGTGATGTTATTTTCCATACATCTGATAACTTCTTAGGCTGTACAACATTTTCTCCATCAGGTGTGATCTCGACAAACTTCTTAATACGGGGCTTTCCGTTCTTACCGTATTCAATACGCCCCTCGATAGCTAGACGTTTAATGCTCTCCTCGGAGTAATCCCCCTTGGGAATAGTGTAGTACCACCTACCTTCGGTATCCTGTTTGAATTTTTCTACGGGTTTTGTTTCATTACCCATCAGTTCATAAGCTACATTTTGGTTTATATCTTTAGCATACCGATAGATCGTATCATGTTTTGTAGCAAATTTGATAGGACTTGGAGACTGTGGACCGTCGTATTCCCAAACTATTTCGTTGACGAAGTTCTGGGCTCCGAACACGGGGTCAAGGATGTAGACTCTGATATAGGCGTCCGCGTGATGGTCGCAGTGTAAATAGATACTGCCCGTGGGCTTGAGAATGCGGTGCATCTCCTGCACCCGTTCCTTCAGCCAGCCGATGTAGTGCTCGATACCGCCAGACCAGCGATCCTCGAACGAGCGGATCTCGCCCTTGTCACCCCAGATGCATTCGTAGTGCCGATTGGAGAAGAAAGGAGGATCAAGATAGATGAGGTCCACGGACTCAGATTCCAGCCCGCGAAGAAC